ATAAACGCCTTAATTACGAAATAGCTAGGTTGCGAAACTGCGCCGACCTCATGAAAGAAGGCGTGATGTTTCACCCCAAGTCGCCCTACAGCAAAATCTGTGCTGATGTCGTCTTAGTCAATCCACCAGGCGTCTTACCGCCCCACACACATTCAATCCCTACTTCTTTAAAGACCGCTGAAACTTCCGACGCTGCCAAGCAGACTCAACAAGGTTCTTCTTCCCAAGCTTCTCCTTAATCTTTTTGATCGTCTTTTTGACGATGGGTTTGACAACCTTCAGCAGAATATCGCCTAACGGTTTAGCAAAGATAGCTGCTGTTGTCGCTACTGCTGCGATCGTTGCCGTCGTGACCACAACAGGGCCACCAGGCAAATAATTGCTGATGATCGTTGGTACGTCCAACGGGTTGAATTGTGTTTCGCATTTTCCATCGATCAATTTATAACCAGTGATGACAGCAGTCTGCTGCTTATTTTTAGCGCCAATAGGTATTGCGTCTGGTGGCGGACATGGCAAATCTATGTCTACATTTGGAATGCCGGTTGGGTTGGACGCCTCCGGTGAAGGGGACTGAGCCGGTTGCTGGGAGGCTGCCGGTTTTTCTTTTGGGTCTATTGCTGGCGGCTTAGCTCGCGTATAAGTCAACGTGCCAGGTGTAAAGTCCAATGCAGCAGGAAACGATGGCATCGTTCCATCGCAAACAGTGAAGTTGCCCTTCGGATCTGTTGTGTAAGCGTCTGCATTCCCAGGCTGAGTATTACGCGTCTCAACGCAGCCGGGTATATCGCCAACCGGAAAGCCCAGCATCAATGTGATTGGGGGCTCTGATGGAATACTCTGAGGTGGGATGCTTCTCCAAGCAGGTATCTCAGTAATTTCAATACGTCCTATTCCAATTTCACGAATTTCAGGCATGAAGTCAGAGCGATTTGTCGCAGGTCAACTATGGATCGAACGCAAAAAAAACCGCGAAGGACCACCTATTAGTTACACGGTCTTAAAAGGCTTCAGCTCAATGGGTTTTACCGACTCGAAAGAAGTCTTGAAGTTTATCCGTTGGCCAAAAGGCACGCCTACAGGCGATGCTGTACGCGAATGGTTAGCAACCTTTGACGACAGGACAGAAGATCCTGCTCCAGTACTAGACATGGATCAAGTAGCGAAAGAAGGTTTTGGGCCGGAAGCTCATGACGAGGATCCGACTGCTGACACTAAAATGGTGACTTAGGCGTCTCGATTGCTGGGCCTGTTGTTGATGGCAACTCAGGCATAACGTCATCAATCTGAGCAGGCACCATCTGAGTTACAACTTTGGTTAGCTCTAGCTTTAGCTCACTCATGTAATACTTCGTCAGCGATGGGATGCGGGTGTAAAGGACAACCGACCCAACAATCATCGCCCCAGACATCAGAAATGCTGTAGCGCCAAGCAGGTTAAAAACTTTTTGCATCAATAAAAAACCCCCCTTGCTGTGTGAGCACCAAGGGAGGTTGCGGCAGTTCTTTTAAAGACTAGCTCAGAAAAGCCACTTCACGCCAAGCTTGGTTCCGATCGAAGGATCCTCTTCTGCCGTCAAAAAGCTGAGTTCGCCATAAATGCCAACGTTTTCGGCTACCTGAACGTTTCCGCCAATCTTGCCGGACAGTTCAAATTCACCGTCTTCACCCTGCGGTGACACAAAAGCTGGACCGCCCTGGGCGTAGTAGCTGTAAACGCCGTCAGCGCCTTCAAAACCAATGTGGAAATCTGTGGTTGCGCCTAAGTAGTCGCCGCCCGAATAACCAGCGTTATTTTCCACGTTGACATAAGGGCCTGCCAAGGCAGCTGAACCAGCGAGAACACCAGAAACAGCTACTGCGAATGCTTTGATCATTTTTAGAAGGGGTTGAGTTTTCTTGAGCCAGATTAGCTAGTCCAGTCAATGGACAGTTAGGAATCTGTTCCTTAATTTTCATCCGTTCCAGGGAACGTTGAGAAGTGACGCTTATGCAGTCCGGTGTAAAGACCGCGTTGTGGATGATCTGGCTTGTCGCGACCTTCAAGCTTGTAAAGCATATCCAGCCAGACAATGCGATTATTCATCGCAACCAAATCTTCTGCCCCTGGCTTGCAGGGGATCATTGGATCAGGTCTTTGCATTACTCAGAGTCAACCCATGGGAGACCTGCAGCTTTGGTTGGAGCGCGTTGCTCATCAAGTTGACCCTGCAAAGCAGTTTCAATTTCAGTGACCTTTTCAGCAGTCAAAGCAGCCTTGACCCAGCCGACAACGACCTCAGAAGTTAGATCGGCAAAAGCAACTAGCGTGTCAGGACGCTCGAAACCGATACTTCCATACGCACCAGATGAATAGGTGTCGTCTGCAGCAGAAACGGTGTAGTGAGCAGTAAAAACAAAACCGTCTGCGGTTTCCCTATCCAGGTTGGAAATTGCCCAAGTAAAAGTTGTAGCCATGATTAAGCGTTGCCTGCGGTGATTGCGGAGTTTAAAGGAGCAAGGTCTTCTGTTGTCCAGTAGTCCTTGGCAACCATCAGCTCTAAATGCTCAACATTGCGAGCAACTGTTGCTGTTTGATCAGCATCACGAGCGTCAAGCGCCATTAAGTCAGTGATGACAGTGACGGAGTCAAGAGCTGCAGAATAGCTTTGGGCAATTTCTTCAGCAGTTGGCGTTTCAACAGACATAACAGGTCTAGGAGAATGATGAGATTCTACGCGCTCTTCAGCGCAGCGACCTCATTTTGCAGCTCCTTAACCATAGCCGTCAACTCTTGTACTGCATTAACCAGTACAGGAACAAGATGCTCACCTTTGTACTTGAGGTGATCAGCGTCTTCGGTGTCAATGATGACGGGGTTATCACCTTCTAAGGCAAGGATGTCTTGCGCTTTGAAGCCATAACGTACATCACCATTTGGTGTTTCAGTGTCACGATCTACCTTGAATTGATAGGCAGTTGGCTTGAGTTGATTAACAAAGTCCAGACCATAAGGTACTGGAGCAAAGTTCATCTTATCGCGTTCGTCTGATGTAACGGTCCAAGATACTTTGACGTAGGCATGGCTGATTGATGAATGACCTAAAACAAGACGGTTGCTTTCTGTTGTTACGTTAAATACTGGTGAAAAAATGTTAGCGCTTGTTTTAGCTCCAATACCAATGTTGCCACTACCAGTCGAACAATTGTAAAGAGCATAAGCACCAAAAGCAACGTTTGATCCTCCGGTGGTATTAAAATAAAGGGCCTTATATCCACTAGCCGTACTTTCCGCACCAGTGGAGTTTTCAAAGAGAGCTTGTCTTCCGATAGCCACGTTATTAGAACCAGTAGTGGTGTAATAGAGAGCTTCACTTCCGACAGCAGTGTTGCTAGAACCAGTAGTGTTTAAACGACCAGCAAGCCTTCCAATAGCAACGTTGTTGCTTGCTGTGGTGTTGGCATTTAACGCAGTAAGGCCAATCGCTATGTTGTAATTACCAGTGGTGTTGGAACGAAGAGCGTCATTACTAATGGCTACATTTTGTTGGCCTGTGGTGTTGCTTAAAAGAGCAGTATTTCCGTAGGCTATGTTATTTGAGCCAGTAGTGTTGTTATATAGAGAGCTACTTCCACTTGATATGTTGTTAACTCCAGTTGTATTGCTCTGGAGAGCTGAGGCTCCGATAGCTAAGTTGCTATGTCCAGTGGTGTTTGAATTAAGGGCATAATATCCATTAGCTACGTTGCTACTACCAGTGGTGTTGCTTTGTAGAGCACCATATCCGGTAGCTACGTTGTTGCCGCCAGTGGAATTAGTATAAAGAGAATAAGTACCAACGGCTGTATTGTTAGTAGCAGTAGTGTTTTGTGCAAGGCTTTGGTACCCAACGGCTGTGTTGCTATTGCCAGTGTTGAGCTTAAGCGCAAATGTTCCTAAGCCTGTATTTTCAATTCCAGTGGTGACGGATTTAAGAGCTTCATATCCGGTAGCTACGTTGTAATTACCAGTGGTGTTGGCATAAAGTGCCGCATCACCAATAGCTGTGTTATTGACAGCAGTCGTGTTTTGATAAAGAGCCGCTTTACCTACAGCAACGTTATTAGAACCAGTGGTATTGGTGTAAAGTGCTTGTGATCCATTGGCTACATTGTAATTGCCAGTGGTGTTGCTATAAAGAGCTTGGTATCCGCTAGATACGTTGCGAGTTCCAGTGGTGTTGGAAAGTAACGCACCACGGCCTGTAGCAGTGTTACTGTCACCAGTGGTATTGGAATAAAGTGTACTTACGCCAATAGCAATATTACTTGCTCCAGAAGTATTTGTATAAAGAGCACTTACACCATACGCTCCATTAAAAGATCCAGTTGTATTGCTACGAAGAGCATTTACGCCAACAGCAACATTTTCTATGCCAGTGGTGTTATTTTGAAGAGCACTCTTACCGCTAGCTGTGTTGTTAGCGCCAGTGGTGTTGAGATAGAGAGCGTATGTTCCAGCTGCTGTATTGTTACTTCCTGTAGTGTTGTTATTAAGAGCTTTGTATCCGGTAGCAGCATTATCAGCACCAGAGGTATTTGAGTTAAGAGCTTGATAACCAAACGCCGAATTACCGTCAACATTATTCCCACCACGACCAACTGTTAGCGAGTTGATGGTTGCGTCTGCTGCCGCAGTGATTGAGCCGTTTCCTGAGAGGGTAAGGCCAGCAGTCGTTGCGTCTGCGTCATACATTGTGATGCTAAACGGATCACCGCTCCCTCCAGCATTAAACAAAGCACGTTGCTCATTTCCATCAGTATTAGAAGTGTTAATCTTAAAATTGCCATGCAAAGTTAATGGCTGAGTTGGAGAGCTGGTGCCGATACCCACGCGGCCAGAGCTGTCAACAATGATGCGCTGCGCTCCACCCGTCGTGATACTGACGCTTTCACCGTTATTAGGTGTGACGATATTGTTTACTTTGATGGTGCTCATGAACTTGCCTCCAAGGATGCAACTTTTGTTTCAAGGGTTTCAATCTTGGCGATTGCCTCTTGTAGTGCTGCTGTAAGCAACGGTACAAGTTTAGATTGATCGATGCCTTGCATCTCCTCACCATCTTTCTCACCTGTTACAGCTTCAGGTACAACAGCTTGTGCTTCGTGAGCAAGGAAGCCATCAACTGTTGTTGTATCGTCAGCGATAAAGTTAAAACGTCTTGGCTGAAGTTGCTTGACGCGAGTAATGCCATCAGCAATGGTTACAACGTTTTCTTTTAAACGATAGTCAGAGGAAGTATTGTAAGCAACAGAAGAATTTCCCATTGAGATGCTGCCATTTTCGCTACCATATCGCTTGTAAAACCTTATCGGTTTTACTCCAGATTGTGTAAAACTATTTATTCTTCCTGTTGCATCTTCAATAGAAACTCCAATATTTGCTGTTGTAGTATCACTCGTTAATCCAAAAAGTACAGTTCCCGCGCTGTTGATTCGCATCCGCTCGGAACTACCCGCTGTAAAGATTAACGCAGCATTTGTTGCTTGGAATTGATATTGTCCAGCACCATTTTGACAAGTCAATATGCCTGAGTTTCCAGTTCCGCTGAAAGTAGTGCTGCTAACCTTGCCGCCATTAACTTTTAGCACATCTTCCGCAGGATTATATAAAAGACCGGAACCACCATCAATTACACCTGCACTCGTTTGGAATAAAACTGCTTGGTTGGCGTTATTGTTAGTTCCAGGGACTGCATTGATCGTGATACTCCCCGAGCTGTTGATTCGCATCGCCTCATCTGCAGCTGTCCAAAACCGCATTGAATCAGTTGGATGATGATATTCAACTTGACCACGATATGCAGCATCACCAGACGTTCCATCCGCAAATAAAAGAGCACCGACAGTTGTAGAACGAATATCTATATATGAAGAAGAGCGCGTATGATCTCCTGCACTAATCAATCGATCAGGGAAACTACTTGTTGTCGAAGTTCCAACTAACAAACTTCCCGAGCTGTTGATTCGCATTCGCTCGGTGCCATTTGCATGGAACTGTTGTGTATTACCTTTAAGGATTAAATCCATCCAAGCATTTCCGCTTCTGTTGAATGCTTGTATTTGACCAGAGGTACTGGTTGGCTTAAATATTTCAATGCCACTACCAGCTGAAGGCGTTACATTTTCAGTTACTTGAATACCGCCCGTAACATTTATTAGTCCCGAGCTGTCGATTCGCATTCGCTCGCTTTCAGCTGTATTAAATGCCATGGCATCACTGCCATGTTCATATTTAATAATGCCTCTATTTAAAGCTCCACCTGATGTACCATCAGCAAAGAAAATATGTCCATTATTACCAGTACCACTAACAATAGTTAAGCCGCCATTACTACCCGTATTTCCCAATACAAGCTCATTGCCTGCACTGTTGTAACTGCTGGGATTGCTAATGTTAATCCCAACTTTGCCCGAGCTGTCGATGTCAACGCTGCCAAGATCAACCGATCCATCAGCTGCTTTGACAATCACCTCGCCAGCAGTTGCTGGCAGTGTTAGCTGCAAGTCGCTGCCTATAGCCGCAGGAACATTCAGCTCAACTGAACCAGACGTTGCCCCATTAAGCTTGACAGGCATCAGGTCTTACCTCTTGCCAGTATATTAGCAGCCTTCGGCACAGAAGCTCTAACAGCAGAACCCCACGTTGCCATGGGGCGGTTGCCGATCAGCAAGCCATCAATACGCAAGGGATGCAGTAACTGCCATCTGCATAAGTTTCTGAAACTGTGGTGCTAGTCACCTTTGCAATCGTCTTGGAACGCACGATGTCATCATCTTGAGGCTTAGCCGTTCCATCACCAGCAGACATCAGCAGATCTCCGCGAGCAACTGTTGTTCCTTGTGCAATACGGATAACAAAGTCACCCGTCATCGCGCAGTAAAAGTCATTGGTGTAGGTATTGTCGTCATCGTCCCAAGCTTGGAAGACGCCAGACACGTTGACATCACCTTCAGCATCGCTGACCTTCATGCGATTAAGTTGTTCGTTATCTTCTTCGCCCCATTCGCACATTTCATCAAGGTTGCTCAATACAGAGCCACGCAAGATTTCTGTGCGTTCTACACCACCAGGCAACTGCGACCAACGAGATAAATGACCCCCGTTGTATGAAACAGTTGTGCCAGAAACTGAAATTGTACCTTCTGCAGTGCCATCTTGCCAAAATTGAACAAGGGTTCCATCGCTAGCTTTTCGGTTAATTAAAACAGTGGTTCCATTACTTCTACTGAAGTGAGTTTCACCATCACTGTTTATCATTGTCCCAGCAACGTTTGCACTGACTGGAGAGGTATTGGTCGTCCCCACCAACAGCCTGCCCGCGCTGTCAATTCGTAGGCGCTCGGTTTGACTTGTACCTGTGCCTGTTAAAAAAACGTGTGCATTGCTGTAATAAGTTAATGGCACGAATTGGAATGAACTTCTGTTAAAACTTTGCAGAAAAGCTCCTCCACCTTCACCTTGATTGGGGCTTATTTCGAGTCCGGCTGCCCCACCGTTGGAAATTACAAGCTTGTAAGAGGGATTCGATGTACCAATCCCAACTTTGCCCGAGCTGTCGATTCGCATTCGCTCGGTTGCTGCTGTATAAAAACGCATATTTGCGCTTTCTTTATTTTCAATCAGAAAATCACTGCCACTGACATATAAAAGTGATCCATCTCCTGATCCTGTCCCAGTCGTGCTGTTTGCTAATTTAAAGCGAGGAGTAGTCGAATCATAAACTTGAAGCCCTTTCCCGCTTGGAAGATTAAAGGTTGAAGATCCTATAGAAACATTGCCCGAGCTGTCGAGGCTTATGCCGCTAGTGCTACTTAATGATGCTCCAGGTCTGATTCCATAAACACCACTTTGGTCTCGATAGCCTTGAATAAATTTAGTAGTATTTGATTCATCTGCATATTCAACATAAGCCCAGTCACCATTGTTAGTATTTTGAAGTTTTAAAGCCCCACTACTCCCAGCAATATGTAAACCACTACCCGCTGTAAATGTAGGGGTCGTCGTTCCGATGCCCACTCGACCCGCACTGTCGATTCGCATCGCTTCTGTATTACTTCTTCCCTTAAATACAATATTTCGGTTTTGTGCAGTTGATCTGCTTGCAACAATGTTCAGCTCCTTATCTCCGGTTGTTGCTTTGTCGATATAGCCAGCATTTGCAACATCACCAAAGTTGCCAAAATAAACTTTGCCCGAGCTGTCGATTCTGAGAGCCTCAGTATCATTATTTGTATAAGCAATAATGCTGCCATTCGTACTTGCAGCATGAATGCCAATATCGTTAATTTCACTGCCAGTAGGATTAGAACTAATTCGTGTATTAGCTGTAGCAGTCGTGCTGTTATAAAGTGAGATTACACCGCCAGTCGTTCCATTAGCGACAGCTAAAACTTGCCTGCTTCCAAAAGCAACTGCATTTGTCGTACCAACCAACAGCCTGCCCGAGCTGTCAACCTTTACCCGATCCGTCCCACCAGTTACAATTTTTACTTCGTTACTGCCATAGACCAAACCCGTATCAGCATCTGCTCCAGTAGTCCCTGGGTTTGCTGTGGTGTTTGTGCCGTCAATTCTGATGGACATAATTAAACGATCACCCAGTTGGAGCCAGAAGGAACGGTAATTGTCGCACCGCTGTTGACCGTTAAAGGCCCAGCTGAAATTACGTTCTTGCCTGCACCAATAGTGTAAGACGTCGTAATTGTATTGTCATGCTCGACAGCCCAGGTGTCACTGCCTCCGCCTGTCGCCCCACCACCAATAGATCCCCACGCTGATCCATAGCCTTCAAACTGACTAAGAGTCGAGTTGTATCGAATCATCCCCGCAGCAGGGCTGCCATCACGCTGTGCAGTAGTGCCAACAGAAAGATTGGAAGACCCAGTAGCAGATGTCCGTGGTGTGTACCCAGCAATGCTCTGACCACTATTGAAAACAATATCGCCAGTCATCGTGCCGCCAGATTTTGGCAACGCCGCATTGGCTAAATCAAAAGCTGTTTTAACTGAATTTGGCGTTGCAGCAGTTGTGGTGCTAGTGCTTGAAGTTGAATTAGTAAGAAGAGCGCTACCTAAACTTGTCGCGTCTAAAACCTTTGTTCCATTAATTCGATATTCTTTAGCACTGGCAATATTGATATGTTCGCTAAGTGTCCACGCATCAGTCGCATTGACCCAATTAATTGTTTTATCTGTTGCACCCTTCAGCGTGATGCCACCGCCATCAGCAGTTGTATCTGTTGGCGTTGAAACAACCGCAATTTCAATGTTCTTATCTTTAATAGACAGCGTGTTACTTGAGACTGTTGTCGTCGTTCCATTAACAGTCAGGTTTCCCTGGATCGTCGTATTGCCAGACGCATCAATCAACAGGCGCTGCGTTCCACCAGCCGTAACCGCAAGCTGATTTGCCCCAGGGCTATATATTCCTGTATCGAGGTCGCCAGTAAAAGCAAAGCTGGGTAGCGCTTCCGTTCCAAGGCCGAACTTTTTAAGCAGATCCTCAACCTTGACCTTTTTGGTCTGATCGTTGACCAAGTCAACAATCGGCAAAACGTCAGTAGCGACCGGATCCGTGTAAGCGGTCAGCCCAGAAATTTTGACGTTTGCCATGACTATCGACTCTTTAGCTTGATTTTAAGACCAAGTGCCAATCGCCACTCGTTTCCAAGTGTTGGTGGCAGTGCAAACGTAGATGTAGTTTGCGTCCCATGCCACCTCACCCAACGTTCCAGCAGCCGTAGCTGATGCAGGAGTATGAGTTGGCAAAATAGGCCGTGATCCTAACGTCACGTTTGCGGCAGTAATCGCCGCCATGCTCGTTAACGTTCCAGCAGCCTTGACTTTTAGATCAAGCTTTCCGTCTTCAGTTGTGTCGCTGGCATCAACAATGCTGGCCTCAAGTTCTGCGAACTGAATTTGCTCAGGCGTCGATGCATCGTTATTGCCTTGGAAGTTGATGCTGCTCAGAACATCGCTGTCTTGACCCGCAACGGAACTACCACGGTGGTGATAAAGCGTAATGTCAGCAGCACTAACAGCAACAGCTTCTGCCGACTCAATAAATAGGCCAGTGTTAGTCACTGACTCTGTGATGTGGAGCGGATGCTGTGGGTCAGATTCGTTGACCCCAACCTTGTCGCTTTTAAGCGTGATTCGAGCAGCTGTTGTGCCAGCGGCTGCAGTCATCAACTGCAGTATGCCGTCCTCACTAGCGTCAGTCGTATCAGCGATACGAGCCAGGATCTGCCCGTAAATGATGTCTTCACTCGCGGCATTACGGCCACGAAACTCAAGATTGCCAAGATTGTCATTGGCAGCAGGTGATGCAGAGTTGCGATACAACACCACATCAGGTGCCGTATCCAAGCCAGCATCAGTGTTCTCAATAATGACCTGATCAGTCGTATCAGTACTAAACAAATGCAGTTGAGCTGCAGCCGTTCCAGTGCCTAGCTGAAAACCTGCGGTCGTGAACTTTGCGACATAGTTGCTATTAGCAGTAATGGCAATCTCATTTGATGCGCTGCGATAAAAACCGGTAACGCTTGAATCAGTCAGAAAGCTGATTGCTGGCGCAGACGCTGATCCGTCAGGAACTGCTTTATGGATTGTTCCAAATGTGATGCTCTTATTTTTGTCAGCATCAGACGGTTGATCAATATCAACAACAACAAAGGTATCGCCAGCAGCAGGCGATGTCAGGCTATTTAGTTGTGAGATTTTGCGATCAGCCATCAGCCAGCCTCCAGGGTTTCAATACGAGAAGTCAAAGCAGAAATTTCAGCGAAAGCCTCTTGCAGTCCTTTCATTAGCAATGGCACCAGCATGTCCTTGCCAACACCCATGTATTCAACATTGCCGTTTTCATCAACGCTGTCTTCCGTCCCCATCACCGCAGAAGGAACTACGGTTTGCAGCTCTTGAGCAATAAAACCTTCCTCGTAGGTCTCAGTGCTAACCATGCGAAAACGGTGCATCTGAATCTGATTGATTCGAGACTTGGCCTCCGGCATGTCAGTGATGTTGTCTTTCAACCGACGGTCTGAAGCGTCAATCAGAGAAACATCTGTTGCGCTAATGATTCCAATTCGCCCGGCTTGTGTGCCGTTCGAACGAAACTCAACACACGAACCAAACTGCGTTCCGCCCGACCCAACCCTGTTAAATACGCCAGAAAAGCTGTTGTTACATGTAACGCGAATGCGACCGCGCTTTGAAATAATTAACCCTTCACCTGTCGTATTGCTTGTGGCAGTGGGATTGGTTTGCATCCCCCAGTACAAAGACGGCCCATCTGCAACGCCGTCGGAATCAGTGCCGTTGTCTTTGCCAATCGAAAAAAGCGTATGGTCGGCGTTTGTAAACTGGCTAACAAAAGCAACCGCGCCAGCAGATGGGCGGTAAAAGCCGTAATCAGGGCCGTCAGTGCCAAACGTTACGGATGGAGCAGCCTCGCTACCTACAGGAAAAACAATCCCACCGTCAAAATTACGAAGGGTAGTAAAGCTATTGCTTCCATCTTTTGCGCGAATTTTAAGCTGATCGCTTGTGGTGTCTGCCCAAAGCTGACAGGGGGAGGTGCCTGATGGGGCTGTGTCGCCGGAATGGGTTGAAAAAACTGCAGCCAACTGATTATTAATGTCAGCTCTTACAGCTGCCCCACTGCCATTCGCTACATTTCCATCTGCCTGTGCCATGACGAGCCCTAAGCTTGCTGTGTACCGTATCCTATCGCAGTGTAACTAAAAAATCTATTGATAAGCTGATCGCCATCAAAAGTGCCCTTAAATGTAATTGTAAATCCTGTTGCTGTAGGCTCACTTAAATCAAAGTAATCCCCTGCCTCCATGTCTGAGACTGTAATGCCAACAGATACTTTGGTGTCGTCATCAACGTAAAAAGGTTGTTTAAAAACGACAGTCTTCGTGCCAAGACCAGACCCAATAGTTCCGCTGTTCTCAACTCGCCGTTCCAGCTGCACTGATACTCCTAGCTCATCGATCAAAGGCGTTTGGTCAACATGATCCGTACTCAGCACAGCTTTAAATTGGAACGATCTGCCGACGTAAGCATTATTGTCTAACGGTATCCATTCTTCAAACACAATGTCTGACTCTTGAAGAATGTTGCTCGCATCTTCAAATTGAATTTTATCTCCATTCTCGTTCACAATGTCGGCCTCAGGATACACTCTGCCAGTGCCAGCAGCCGACCCAGTAGCAATAAAGCTGGTATTAACCGTATTGCTTTGTGCGCCAATAGCAGTAAAATCTGTTGTGCCAGTAGTTAAAATTGTGTACCTATTATTAGCCACTAACGAACCTGCGCTAATAAAACCAGTCGCGGCAAAGTCTGATTTGCGAAAGTACGCTTCAACGTTAGTATCGTCAGGAATCTCACCGTCAAAGTCTGACCAAGTATTTATTAACACTGTACGATCGTCGATAAGGTCGCTCTTGTAAAGACCTCTGGATGAAAGGATTCGATTCAATCGAACGTTGAACTTTGCTCCAAGATCAACTATTTTTTGAAATATGTATTCGCCACTAGAAAATTGTGTTCCAAAATGACTGTCAATATTATCAGTAAATCCAACAAGGTCTGGTATAGCGTCAAAAGACGCATCACCATCAAAAATTAGACCGTCGTAAACATCGCTGTAAAAAACATTGTTTTTTTGTCCAGGAAACTCCCCAGGCGAAGCGTCTTCACGAGTTACTTCAAAGTCGTACTTAGGGATTGCATCTGGAACGTTAATAACAGCACTGCCTGCTTTGTTGCTCCGCTGGTTCTGGTCATTAACAAACTTGACAAGGTACTCACCGTTCAACAGCGGCAAGACGACAGAAGTGGTTCGTGCCTCAACTTTGCTAAGTAATACACTATTTGGCCACGTTCCAGTACCGTCCGTTTTTGAGTTATGCCGAATATGCGCGACAAAACTTTCAAGTTTTTGACCACTCGCCGTCGCCGCCCAACTCAAAACAACTTGATCTGCACCTACCAGTTGAATAGTTACATTCTCCGGATCAGGCGGCAAAACAATAGTGGCCAAGCCGTCTGCCGTGTCACTGGTTCCACCAACACCAATAACTCTGTTGGCAAATACAGCATCGGACTGCCTACGGTCTGGCTCAGGGCCAATCGCCCTGGCCTCAACATACAAACGCTTGCCAGTGGCTAAATTAGTGTTGATGTCAATCGAATTATCAGAAGTAGTAACCGTTGTGTAATTGCCACCTAGGCCAACTTTGTACTTCACCCTAAACTCAACTGCTGAAGCAGATAGTCCTCGAGCCCACGAAACCGTGGCACGGTTTGTTGTATTACGACCATCGTCTATTTGTTGGAACGCAATCGCTAGGTTTTGTGGATTTGCAGGTTTTGTTCCATAAATAGACGGAGAAGGTAGCGCAAGATTTGCGTCTAACTCATCAACAATGTTATAAATGCCGTCAACGTGTTTGACGCCAATAATGCTATAAGTCCCGCCTTCGCCTTCTGCAACAGAAAGACAGCGGTATTTATTCAGAACAACTGAGTCATTTTTAATTGCGTATAGCGCATTGTCTGGTGGCGGCTGAGTGAAAGGGCTTGAAAGAGTCACCTTCACGCCACTAACGCTAGCAATAGCCTGGGTCTCTACGGCTCCATCAGCCATCACAACAGTTAGCTTGTTGCTTGACCCGGCGGGTAATACTGCTGTTTGGTCTAAATTCACAAAGTCACGAGTTGCTCCAACGACCCTGCCCGCAAGTCGCGTAGCAAGTCGCATTTCATCGGATACCTCGAAGACCTGACCAGGCAATACGTTTAAACCTTCAAGACCAACAGAGAACGTGATTGTTTCATCATGCAGCTTTTCGGACTGCATAATCCAACGTCCCATGCGTTGCGCTTGATATTTAGACGTACAGCCAAACGCAACTACGCTTTTTTCTTGTATGCCATATTTTTCGATTAAAGCTTGGTCTTCAATAATAATAAAGTTAGATTTGTAGAAATTGTCTGGATCGTTGTAGCGAACACGAACCCTGGTGCTACGAGTCTTGAGAGATGAACCGTTATAAACAAAGCTGCCATTAACAACATTTGAATTGCTGAAAACATGAATGGCATCAACATTTTGACCGTTTAGCTCACCGTGGTCTGCCGCAAGCTGTACGTTGTCTGCTTTCCAGAAAACCATCCCACGGAATACACTGGCCATGTCTTGCAAGACGTTATAAGCCTCTGCCTGCGACCCAATAACAGTATTGATCGCGAAGCGAGGTTCAGTCCCCTCCGGCGTAGTGACTAGCTCATTGCAGTATCTAGCAATATCGATTAGATCAACCCAATTCAAATTTGACTGGTCGATAAAATCACCAGCGCCAAAACGGCTATTGGTAAGCATGTTGTAAAAACAACAGACTGGGCATGTTGTCCAGTGCAGATCTGTTGTCAGACTGCCATCAAAGGGAATATCTGAAGACTTGAAAGCAAGACTGCCGTCAGCCCGAATGCTGCTGTAGTTCGACGGCAGCTGAACTTTCATGCCTTTTACTTCGTAAGCTCTTGCAGGCAGCGTGTTGTACTCCTCCGAATCAAGGCTTAAATATGCAAGCGCTGTAAAGGGATACGAGGTTTTGATTCGTTTGCCAAGAACCATACTTGTCCAAAAAATCTCGTCAGCACGCTTGTCTGCCAAAGGAGTTCTTTTCGGCAGATCGACTAGATCTTCAAACCTAATCTCAAATGCATCCTCAGCATCTGCAAATTTACGCTTCCTCACTCTGATGCGATAGGGAAACTTGTATTCGCGCAAGTCAATTTCTTGCGTCTCAAATTGATATCCAGACCTAGATATCCCTTTGATAACATTCTTTCGTCCTGTGTTCACCGAAGCGATGTCAATTTTATCAAAATTGCCGTTTTGATCTTCTATTTCAACATTCAGTTTTATTTGAGCAGAGAATAGTTGCCCGCGAGCCAAGCCTTCTGGAGCAACACAGAACAGCTTATTAACAGTAAAAACTAATTTTACAAAGTCAACTTCTGGATCCGTAATGTCCCGGATAACTTGCCCTTCTCCGTAGTCGCGGCCATTTCGCTTAACTAAGTCTTGGTCAGTTAACTCTTCGCTATAGCTAGACCCAATTTGCGCGTTAACCTGCTCAATAGTCGTCTGAGAGTTATAAAAGCTTGTACTCCTGCTGAAGTCACCCTGCTCCTGTGTCCCCCTTGCACCTTTTACATAAACAGCTCTTTGTTCCAGCTGTTCGACGGACACCTCTGTTTCGTTTAAAAAGATGCTCTTGCGACGATCGACGAAGCCTTCAATAGGCCCCTCACAAATGGCATCGATCAACTTTAGATTAGTTTTTGAATTAAGAGCCATTAGCCTGTGAGAAGACGGTATCCATAACCCTGAAGCTCAAACGTAGCATCATCATGCACTGCTGCATCAATAATCTCAACCGTTAGATCCATTCCGTCGCCATTGCGCTTATCAACGCTTGGCATCTCCATGCGATGGCCGTATGTAAAATTTTGAGATTCGTTTACTAATCCTTGCAAAGTTACTTGCGCCGATGCAACATCAATATCTGAACCACCGCGTGTAATTGCCACGGTTATTTTGTAAGTAATAAAGCCATCAATTTTAGTCGTTCCCTCTGCCGCTACATAGTCATACAGACCACGGTTTACAGAAAATATAACATCTAGCTCATCTCTTTTGTCTTTGTTCTTTTTGTACTCAAGCTGGGGGCGGTTGGATCCACCAGTGCCAGTAGTGTACTGAGCACCTGTTTCAATTTGTTGATCTTGATTTTTGCCGAAAACCTTGCTTATCTTCTGCCGTTTTCCAGGTAAATTTGAAACCTTAATTGGCAAGACATCTCTTTTGCTATCTATGCCCCCACAGGGCTTCAGCTCTCTTTTCAACTTATCGCTGTTAATTTTTAATGTTCGTAGCGATGGCTTCTGAGTTTCGAGCTTAAGAGGATCAGAGTCATCAGAAACCTCAAGATTCGCCGCGAGCAGATGACCACCTGTAATCACACGCCCGTAAATGACAGGCAATGTTGCCCCCGTTCCAACAGTATTAGCTGGACCGCTAAAAGCATAAGACTGCTCTCCTGATCCGCCTCGCGTAACACCATCAGGGCCGGGACCGCGAACACTGGTGCCTTTGCCCCGTATTCTGTCGCCGCCAAGATTCCCAAGCTGCGGTTGTGGTGAAAGTAACTGGGCCGTACCGCTAAGAATTAACCCGATACCAAGGGTGCCGCCTGCTGCAACAAGAGTCGCGCCAAGGGTCGCACTTGCTGCTCCAGCCACGGCTCCTGCGCCAAAACCTGCCGCACCGCCTAATCCAAAACCAACGGCAGGGTTAATAATTGCCAGCGCAACTAAACCAACGCCAAGCAAAATCTGGCCCGTCGAACCGCCACTGCCGCTGATCACCGGCACTACCAGCAATGGCTTACTGCCAAACGGCAGCTGCAGTTCGTCGTATCCCATCGACGCACCACCCTGGATCACCTTATATCCAACGCCGTTATGGTGCGCCTCAATTAGCTCTTGCTTAAGTTGTGGATAGTTAAAACACAGCAGCTTGATTGCATCCGCTGGTGTCTGCAGGTTGTAATACTCGTGTTGCTTGCCGTATTTCTCGCCAAGCTCACCTGCCAGCAGGACAAGTTGCATGACGGTAAACAGCTGCGGTCCTTCGCCAATAGTACTGCCGCAAAGGCTCTACCGCACTTATGCCATTCATTCGTTGATGCAGAATCTTGTCCCCTCCGACATAGATTGCAGCGTGCATCGGGTTTCTGGTCCCAAGCCTCATGATCAACACATCATGTTGCCTGCGATCAGCGAATGACACACGCTCAAACCCTACTGTTTTTGCATATTTTAAAAATATGCTTTCCGTATACTCCAAGCTGTCAGGTCTAGGGAAGTCCGGGATATCAATCTTGAGCAGCTGGTAATAACCCTGCAACAACGAAAAGCAGTCATGCTTGCCATACTCCCACTGCCGTCCGACTAAGGATCGATAGTTAACCATTTTTGATCCGGCACAGAATAAATGTACCAAGGCAGCTTGGTTTGTCTGCAAGCAATACGGTCATAGTCACTAGCTGGAGTGCCCTGTGGATGCGAATGCACAATCGCTTCAATTGTCCCAGCAAGCATTGCCCCTGCATAGTCCACAGGACTAATTACGAAAGTGTTTTCTGGATCAGAAGCAATATTCCTGCAAGGAAAATAACTGCCGTTGACAACTAGACCTGTTGATTCTTTTGGATTTTGCTGCTCTGCGTGCCTTGCAGCCTCACGCTTGAAGTCTTGCGCCATAGAACCCGCCAAAAGGCAACTCTGTATTTTGTCCAAACCTGGCCTGACAACTAGAGACACGCTTGCCGCAAATGTCATTAGTCACCTTGCCATTAACAATAATCTTGCCGCTTTGAGGGATGGCTATGTCATTCACTGTGAAGCAAGAGTCTCCGGTGTAACCACATTCAGCACCTCTATACCTCCACGGGCAGAACTCCTCGATAGTTCGACCAGGCAATGGAACATTGGTAAGATCGAGCTTAGGAGCCAACTCAAACTCAACAAATTGTTGGTTTTCAGATGAGACCCTGTCGATATACCAAGCTTCAACAATCTTGGCGTCAGGGTCAGAAGTGTCGTTAAAGGTCTCCATGATGAAACTATCTGAGCCTTCAGTCACCAATGCATCAGTCACATCTTGATCTGGCGCAAAGGACGAACCTTGGCTGAAATTTGTTGTATCGATAAATTTGACAAAAGTGCGAATGCGCCTGACCTTTGCGGCTAACGGGTCGTATTGCAAAATCAAGCTGGTGATTGCATTATTTACGTTTGCTACACGCATTGTGGGGCGTGGCAACGTACCTTTAGATGAGAACTCAAACCCGTCAACCTCTACAGGAACAGCTGCATAGGTTTCATTATCAAATTTAAGATCTTCCGTTAGACCGTTCTTTCCTGGGTGATAACGCAACGTATCGTTAATGCCATTAACTTCCAGCGTCAACTCAACCTCGAACAGGTCAATAATCGCTGTTGGGTCAAGTTTTAATAACTCCTCTGCTAACGGCTCAAAAGCCTCCCACGTACACGTTCCATCAACAAGCGTTTGCGTAATTTTGAAGGGAAACGCAGGTTCTTGGCTTGCAAAAGTCGCATACTCACCTGCGCTAGCTGTTGTGCCAGCAACAATGCACTTAAAAGCGAGGGTGTTCCCCTTTACCGGACTGGCACGAACAACATCGCCGACTTCAAATGTCGTCTCGGCCAGCCATCGATGAAGAACGTAAGGATAAGCCATTAGGTTTCAAACACTTGAACAAAAGTAGCAGTGATATTGAACAAATTTAGATAGGGCATTGTCTTAGTCCAACTTTGACAAACCCACTTATAAGTAGTCGCCTCGTCTGGTGGCGACCAATTAAATGACTCAACACCTGCACGGGCTTCCAAGAAGTCTTCAATCGAGTTTGCATCAGCTGTTGTTCTGTTCTGCCAAGACAAATCCCATACCTTTGGATCTTGATTGATTCCAAAAGTTGCACGCTGCAAATAGCCCGATCCAAACTGAATTGACCGAACATTTGGTTGAGCTTTTTTCGATGCCCCATAATCTGGAGCAATATCAGGGAAAGTGGCCATTAACTCAACAGTCCTCCAGGTCGTTTTTGCTTAACTAGCTCAGCCTGCACAGCTGCACCAATTGCAGAGCCAAGTGCCTTGGCATTTGGCTGGTCACCTTGCACGTTAGATCCAGAAGCATCAACGTTGACCACTACATTACTAACCCCGCCGCCAGAAGCTTCAACCCCAAGCTTGCCATTTGCACCACGACGTAAAGGCATGATTGCCTCGGTGCCAGCTTCGCCCATTAAGCCGTAGTTGCCGACACCACCTTGCTTGTACTGAAACAAGGTTGGTTTTGTGACTAAGCCACCCTTGGCGTAAGGCACAATTCCGTTCCTGGCTACTGCAAGACCATTTGCTGCCATCGCGCCAACACCGCCAGGAATTGTCGTAGGAGGAGTCATGCCTTTGGTTACCCCACCTTTTGCCAGACCCAAGAAATTGCCTACTCCTGGAATAGCCGCAAGAGCTTGGAACATGGCAGCCCTTGCAAAAATTCGCGCCAAGTCCTGCAGTATCGATTTAGTTAGATCAGCAAAACTTGCCTTGCCTGTCGCAACAAAATCAGCAAAAGCATCGCCAAAGCTGCTCACTGCCTGAACTCCAGCCTCGCCCAATGCAGTATTCAGATCCATTGCTGACTCAAACACCTCTTTCAAGCCATCCTTGAACTTGCCCAAAGGACTTGAAGCTTCTTCGAGCGCAGCACGTACAGCCTCAAACTGTTCGGGGAATAGCTTGGTGAGTTCAAAGGCTTGCTGTCTGATCTCTGCCTGTCTACCTTCCTCTTCTGTTATCTCTCCTGTTACCAATTTAATCTGGCTGAGAGCAAGTGCTTTTTCTTGCTCTTTCTTGATCTTGTCTTCTGCTTGCTTCTTAAGAGACTCTTCTAATATAAAAATTTCATTAGCGGCTTTTACGTTAATTTTGTTGATTTCTACTCGTTGTTTTTGAGGAAGAAGTGACTTAGCCGCCTCTAGTGCAATTTTTTGCTGCGCTAATATGTCCTCTTTAGTTATCTGCACACCTTTTTGCCTGAGGTTATTAGCAGCAATTAATGCGTCTGCTCTTGCCTCAGATATATCTTTCGGCCCTGTGCCGCCACCAGTGCCTGAGTCTTTTTCAGCCGTAGGGCCACCGTAATCAAAACGCTCAAATGGACCAGTCAAATACCCTTCAGCAGCACCTTGACTAGGGTCAGTATCGGTGATTTGATTCCTTCTTGTTCTTAACTGATCAACTTGTTTGTTAAGCCTGTCAACCGCTTGTTCCTCTGCCTCAAATCCACTTACCATGCTGTACCCATCGTCATCCCCGGCTCTCTTCCTGGCCGCAATAAGCTTTACAATCGCTTCGTCACGCCTTTTCTCTAATTTTGTTAGCTCTGAATTTACCTGAGCAACGCTGCCTTGTTTGAGCAAGTCATTAAATCTTTGTTGTTCTTTGGAGGCGTTGAAAATAGCGCCAGCAAGTATTCCAGCCCCCACTGCAAGTGCAGTGAATGGGTTGGCTAGAGCGACTGCGATCAACTGTTGCTTGATAAGAATTAAAATCGTTTTTATACCGCCAAGGCTTGAAACGATTGCAGCAATTTTTGCTGCAGCAAACACAGCAAAAGCAGTCGTTGCCGCCACAACAAGAGTGTCTAAATTTTTCGCAAGAGCAAGGAATAGATTCGCTACTTTAGGAACATTTGCTGTCAAAAACGGAGTTATTTCTTTTATAAATGCAGCAAATGCATTCTGAAACTGCGCTCCAATCGGAATCAAGGCAGCTCCAATTTCGGCTTGCATGTCTTGGACCGCAACAGCCAATCGTGCGCCAGCTTCTGCGTTTGAATTAGCAATTTTAGAAGCAGTGCCAGAATAAGTATCTCCCAACTCAACAATAAAATTCATCAACTCATTCAAACCAACAGTTCCAGCCTTCAAGTTTTTCTGAAGCTCAGGCAGCGTCATTTTGTTCGCCTTGGCGAACATAGTCACGGCACCTGGAAGGCGCTCGCCCAGTTGCCCAGAAAGCTCTTCTGCAGAAACCTTGCCTTTGGAGAAGACTTGAACCATCGCAGTGATGGCACCCTTCACGTCCTCAGTACTGCCGCCAGTGGCCTTAATTGCCGCAGTAACGTTTTTAAAGGTTGTCTCAGCATCTGCAATGGGTCCGCCAGCGCCAGTTACGGCCGCAGTCAATCGAGTTACTCCTCGGACTGCATCTCTTTGGGGGACATTAAACCTTTCAGTAGCATCCCGCGCCGCATCCAAAGCACTAGCGAAATTAGCTTGACTTGCTGAAGCGTTGCCCTCAACTCTTGAAACACCTTCCAATGCAATTTTGAGTTTCTCAATATCAGCTGCATAATCAGCTGCACCAGCGGTTAGCTCTCTAATGCCCTTTAGCTGAGCACCAATAGCTGCACCAGCAAACGCACCTTGAACGCCACCAAGTGCAGCACCACCAAGCGCACCCACCGCACCTTCAGGCCCACCAAAAATGCCACCAGAAATAACTGCGCCAGCTACCTGTGTTGCTTGACGGGCTCCACCACCACCACCTTTTCGACCTTGAGCCTTAGTTAGCTGCTTTTCATATTTTCCAATGTCAGCTGTTAGCTCTTTAAACTCCTTGCTATTAATGTCTGCTTCTCTTCTTAATGCCCTTAATGCTGTAACTTGCCCTTCAATCGTGCTGATGCTTCTATTGCCTTGCTTTGCAAAATCGTTTATTGATCTTCTTACTTTTTCAATAGAAGGAGCCGTCTTGCCTGTTATTACTTTTAAGTTTTTTATTGAATTGCCAATCTTGTCAATTATCTGCTGAGAGCCAGATCCCGCCTTAAAATCAAGCCTGATGGAAAGAGTGTCAATTGCCTTTGCCATCAGAGCGTTTCCGGAGTTCTTTTAGGGCTGCCGCCTCCATTATCTGGAGACGCTCAAGCATGTCTCTACGATCCTCCACATTGTAGAGGCCAAACAAGCCTTCGGAACCTAGCAGTACTTCATATTTCAATCCGACATATCCACTCATTGAAACCTGCCACTGGGTCTGCAGTCGCAGAAACATGATGACTGCATCCCAGTTTTCTTCCCAAACCTCAAAATCCGTAGACTCTGTCGGCTCCGGCTTTGGCAAAATCATTCCAAAAGCAGCTGCATCATCATTGGTGCTGTCCTCGACTTCTTTGCCGCCGGACGCCCAATAAATCGCAGCCTCTCTTAGTTTCCCGCTTCCGCTCCCTCGTAAGTTTTGGTGTAAGCCGCAAGGACAGCTTTCACCCAGTCAACATCGTCAGAGAACGATTCAAGCTCTTTGCTGGAAAAAGGCACTTCTTTACCTTCCTCATCCTGGATTCCTTCCCAGCCAATCATCACTTTCTTCAATAACGGCAATCCTGACTCTTCCCCTAAAGACTCAAGTTCAGAAAGCTTTACTCGTTTGAATACAGCCGTAAACTCAAACTTGTCAAATTCACCTGGGCGATCCTCACTAGGCTCTGTTACTTGTACGGGCCATTTGAAGGTTTTTACCTTTTTACGTACAAAAGCCATTAGATAGATAAGTGCATAAGCAGAATTAGCTTACACAAAAAAAGGGAGCCCGAAAAGGCTCCCCAAGACACAACAGAAGCTTGATCAGGTGTAAACGATCTCTACCTCGTCGTTTCCAGCACTGCTAGGAATTGCTGTGAATGGAATTTCCAGCATTGCAATCCCATCAAGATCGCCATAAGAGACATCCGCAATGTCGCCTCTAGCAGAGTCAACTTTGACTATGTTTCCAGCAGCCGTGCCATGAGTGAACTCAATGATCCCAAGCGTGTCGGCCAATGCTGTCGCGAAGTAATCCTTAACGGAAAGTGCGACGGCCTCAATGCTGAGGTTTCCACTCACGCTCCTGTTTGTCAGAAGCACTTCTCCAGTGCCGCCCACAAGTTCTCGGTAGACGATCTCATTGCCGATATCAAGCGAATAAGTCGACAACTTTGCAGTCGTCAATCCCATCACGTTGAGACCAGTAGTGTTTCCTTGCTTGAAAATCAGGGGAGTAGCCTGATTCGCATAGGTAACGCTTGGCTGAGCACTATCATCTGGAGCCACATAGATTCCAGTCATCGTGAAATCGAGTGTTGGGATTTCACCCACATTTGCTGAAACAGTAAAAGTTCCACGAGCACCGGTGACTTTGTGTCTGACACCATCAACGTTGTAGTGGATAGTGACCGAGTCGAAAGCTGTGCTGACAGGGACATAGGTGACGCTCGTGTTTGCAGCAACAGTTTCACTGAAACCACAAGCTTTCAACGCTTTGCCATACCTCGGTGCAGTACCAGCCGTGCCTGAACCTGCAAGCTCAACACTAAATGTGCATTCAACACGAGTGTTGGCCAACAGCTGCTCAGAAGCCCCCAAGTAAGGACGAATCAAGTCGCGACTAACAATGTCACTTTGCTGAGGCACAATGTTCAAATCACGAACAAGGACTGCGTCAGCTCCCGTCGGAGTCGGATCCGTCCCGTAGGTCGACTCCTCCTCGATCAGAATCAGGCGTTTGCGTAGTAGCAGTGCCATCGGATTTTTCCTTTGATGGGGTTTGTGGTTGCGTGCGCCTAATCAAAGTACGAACGCCTGTTTCAGGGTCAAGAAGGTAACTGCCACCTTGACCACTGTGTTCATCTGCCATGGTAAATGGAGAGCATCGTTAGGTTTTAGCCTAGGCCGAAAGGACTACTGACTCAAATCAGCAACTTCAGTGCGGTAACGAATCTCAAATTCGCAGAAAATAATTCCAGCTGGCTGGTCAGCTTCTAAAAGCTGAAAACTTGTTTGAGCAGGTTGAACATCAATCGCATAGCCGCCCAAAGTCAGGTCAGCCATCATCTTGCTGTGAAGAGATTCAATCGTGTCATCTGCCGCTTGATCTGGAACCGTACCTCTCTCAATTACCGCAATTCTTACGCGAAGAGTCCAATCCAGAGTGGGTAAGCTGGTGTTCTGGACTGGGGTGTCAGAAACAGGCTCAATAATGATCGCTGGAGACTCCCCCCTAGTCATAGGCTCAACACGGCTTCTGTAAATCCTGGTGCCTACTCCAGTCGTGTTAGCTAGTGCCGTCTCGATAGCAGCAAGGATGTTTTCGCGTTTTGTTGTCATCGAATTAATCCTTCATCAGCATCACACGCATAATCTTGCCATCGTCAAGCAGCATTTGCTCACGCACCGTATAAGCAACACCCTCAACAGTCATCGCGTCCCCTCTTGAGACGGCTGAAAAGTCAGAAGTCTTGACCACAACTGCGTAATCAGTGGTCAGTACAACTCCATCAGCAATGATTTCGTTAGGCGATTCAAAGTAGCCAACACTTGTTGTTGATCCTTGAACGACTGGAACCGTAAAGCCAGGCGTATCGAAGAAAGCGTCTAAATCTTCGGTGAACTCAAGTGCCATAAAAAAGACCCCCGGATTGCCGGGGGTTATGAAACAAATCAGCCGTACTTAGGAGAGGCAAGACCCAAAACGCTGACTGCGCCTGCGCCTGTACCACCTGCGACTGTCACGACACATTTGATGAATCGCTTGGTCTCGTCGCTGTTAATAACCAGCTGTTCAACTAGCGCAGTATTTGCACCAGTCGTTGTGAATGCAGCGCCAGAAACGTCGGTATAAGTACCGTCAGTGGCGTCTGATTCAGTCAGCTTTACCGCGTAGGTAACGCTGCCGCCGCCTGCTTCAGCGTCGAGGCTGAGAGCGATATCACCCTCATAGTCCTCTAAATCAACTGCAGAACCAGTTTTGGTTGCTGTAGTCACGTCATTCGCAATGAATGTGAGCAGAGTTGTTGCCCTGCGAGTGTTGCCGATGCTCATTCCTTAGTCCTCTTGCGAGTTGTGGTCTTTGGCTTAGCAGCCTTCTCTTCAGAAGACGCCTCTTTGGAAACAGGCTTTGCCTCACAAGCCTCAACCTCTCCCTTGAACTCGACAGCTTTGCCGAGGTTGATCAAAGTTGCAGCTTGCTGGTATTCAACCTCCAAAATGGAGCCCGCCGAAACGGACTCCCCGGAGATCATTACCTGTCTCAGAATTTCAATCTTCATGAGTCAGAAACGATTGAACAAGTCACCTGCTATCAGGTGCCAAGGCAGAATGCGCCAGCTTGCTTGACTGCGATGTCAAGATCCTGCAGGGCAATAATCCGAACGGTTCCGGCAGTTGCGCCAGCGTAAGGATCAACCGTCAGGTCAAGCCCAGACCACATACCCATGATCATCATGGAGAAGTCACCAAACAGAGCATCGTTGTTAG